AAAACGGGTGTTTCCGCGTCAAAGTCGTGATAGGTTTCCGACCAATGGCGGGAATTTAGCGCGAAATTTTCCTGCCGCCAACAGGATTCTTGCAAACGGTAGGAAAATGGACGCTGTGCAATGCAGAATGGCCCGGGCGGCGCTCGGGATCTCCACCTATGAACTGGCTGAAAGGGCCGGGGTTTCTCGGGACACCGTCAATCGGATCGAAGCGGGCGACACGACTTTAAAGGCGAAGACCGTAGCCGCCGTGCGCGCTGTCCTGGAAGCGGCGGGGATGCGCTTCCGTGACGACGGCGATGAGGTGTGCGTTAGGCTGGAGCGCCAGGAGGGCTCCGGCCCTTCGACGATCCCGGTGGAGGACCTCAACGCTGAAAATGACGAGTAGAGTAAGGCTAAAGAAATGAGCAATCGCGGCTGGGTAATTGCGACCCTTATAATGCTCGCGCTGGGCGTGTATTTCATTTCCAACCACCATCCCCGAGGCGAAGCCGCCGGTTTGACGATCTCAGAGGAAATCGAGCGATCAAACGGCGACAATGAAAAGTAGCGCCGGGGCCATCTTCGTCGACGAAACGACGAAGGGTGGGGATGCCACTGAGGTTGAGGAGGTGCTGACGGCCTCGCGGTGCCTACGAGGCCGCCAGCGCGCCTGTGCTAACACTCAGGCGACGCAGCGTAGGCGGAAAGCCTCGGCGCGCGCTGACAATTCTGGCAAACGGCAGCCTGACTTTCAAGTTGTGGAAAATGCAGGTGGCATAGTGACCTTGGGTGCGGCTCAAGAAAAAGCCCGGCGCTGGGCCGGGCTGAGTTCAGGATTGCAGATGAATTTCTAACCTATGATCCTCTCGGGCTTTCCCCAATGCGGCCGAATGACGCTAAAGCGGGGCGGGGGGTGAGACCGAGGAAGTGGAAATGAAAGCAATCCTCGTATCGGTTTCCGCTTTGCTCGGCATAGTCGCGGCAGGGCTTTGGATATTCGCCTCCTACCAAGAGGTCCATTACGATCCCGAGGAACGCGATGAATCCGGCCTCTATCCAGCTGTCATAACAGAGCAAAAGGGCGAGCGGACAATCGACGTTTTGAAGACAGCCGAAAACCAGACAAAATGGAACGGCTGGGCTGCCCTTGTTACCGGGTTAGCGGCTCTGGCAAATGCGCTCTCGTTGATGGTCTAGGACAGGGTTGCGTCAGCCTCAGCTGCTACGGGAGCGGCCCGGCGTCTCTCACTATTGCTATCCGGCCGCCGCGCCCTACCTCCAGCTCGCGCGGCATGGCACAGCCCCGTCATCCGCGCCGCCCGGCCATTATATTGCGGGCGGGGGCTGGCGGCTCCTCGCTCTTCATGGGCCGCCAGCCGTCCCGATCAGTGGCCGACTTCCGGCTCTTTTCCCCCGACGCCCTGCAGGATCGCCGCCATCTCCTGAGAGTCGGCAAGCATCTGTCTGGCCGCGTCACCCACTGAGGGGTGCTTGTGCTCAAGAGATGGCGCAACCAGGTCCGAAAGGCGCTGGAGGAAGCCCGGGTCGCGCGTCGCACAGTCGACCAACAAGGCTTCCATCATGATCTTGGTCGCGCACACATAGGGCGCTTGCCAGTCCAGGCCCTCGCCGATCCGTGTCATATGCTCGCCCGTCTGGGTGAGCATATGGGAGATTTCCTCGACCTGGCGTGCGAGCTTTGGATCTTCGATCATCTCAGTGGCGCCCCTCGGTTTTCGCGAGTAGTTGCTCGGCGAAATTCAACCGGGCGTTCTCGGTCGCCGCTTCGACGCGGGCGATCGCGTCGGAACGCTCGGCGTCCGTCAGGCGCGTGTCGGAGACAAGCGCCTCGACGATGGAACGGCGCGCATCTTCAAATAGCGCCTCAGCCATCTCCATGGCGTCGCCGACTCTGATCTTGCCAGGGCGGACGCTTGCGAGCTCGTCAATGTCGATCGGGGGAACCTTCATTTTCGTCGTCCTCTCTTCGCTTCGGCGATCAACTGGGCCTTCATTTTCGCCATGTGTGCGCGCACCTCCAGGACTGCTGCATCAATGAGCTCATCGATCTTATCTCGAATGGCGAGGTCGCGCGTTACGGCAGCCGGAATGCCGGCGAGTCGTGAGCGGAAGGCCCCCACGACTTCCAAAACAACTTTCTCGGAACTGTCGGCGTAGACGAGTTGTCCTTGCTCGCGGGCGATGCGCAGCCTGACTTCTTCGGCTTTCGCCTTCTGTAAGTCGGCAGCGGCTCCCGACTTCGCGGCCCGGCGCTCTTCATCGCGGAAGTGGGCAAGGACGCCCAGGAATACGGCTAAAGGGTCGTAGGCGTTGCGGCCAACCTTCTCGAAGCGCCCAGCTCTCTCGAGCTGGCGCAACCAGTCCGCAGAGCACCCGAGCGCAGCCGCCATTTCCGACGCCGAGAGCAGCGGCCAGGGCTTGCCGTGTCGAAGGACAGTTTCAGGTTTTTCAGTCATTTATGGAGTTCTCCTATAGACCGGGAACGAAACGAAAGTGCGATTTTTGTAAAACTGAACACGAAAAAGGGTCGCGGGTCGTCGCCGCTCTCGCACATGCGAGCTTCAAAAGGAACCATCGATTAAAGGGGCAGATATTGGGTCGTTTCGATAGATTTTCGACATGAATGGCTTGATGCATTGCAACATGTCACATTTGACCATTATAGACGAAATCTATCGCTTCTGCCTCCGCGTCCGATCTGAAGGTTACGGGAGTAGCGATCCAAGCCGCCTCATGACGGTCGTGGCAAGGACGGCGGCGGAGCCTTCCTCGAATGCGGCGGCTGTCGCGCCTCGGACCATCTCCGTGGGGATGTAGAGGCCAGTGCGGGTTTGGGTGATCTTGCTTGGGTGCTGTTTCTTCCTCCACCCCTCCTTGCGGTTCCACCCACGGTCCATGGGGTTGCGTCGCTCATAGACGTGCCCATTCAGCTTCGCGACGGGGTAGCGGGCGCCGATCCGGCCCGAGGTGATGAAGGCGCCGCTGAAAAAATGCGCCGAGCCCCAAGGGAAGGCGGTCACGCCGCCAGCGCCTTCAACTGGGTGGAAATACTTGACGCGAATGTTCCCGCCCTTTGAATAAATCGTGTATTGCAGCGCGCCGCCCGAGGCGGGGATTTCCTGCTGGGCTCGGTCGAGCGTGTCTTGCGGGAGGCCGGTCTGTGCAGTCTCTGCGGCGACGGTCTGCTCGCGGACGGCTTCGCCACCCTCGTTGAGGGCGGCGGCCATCGTGGATAGGCCTTCGTCCCCTGCAAGCCGACCGAGGCGCTTAGCGTAATCGGATAAGATGTGGTCGCGGAATTCCATCTGGATAAGCATGGCGTGACCCTCCTAGGTCAGGCGAGGCGACCGGGCCTGAAAGCCCGGCCACCCCTTGGCGGTGATGGCTCGATTGACGCGTCATAGTTTTTGCGGGGCCGCGATCGAACCTTTCCGCTGTTGGGCGCACCGCCTCGCCCTCATGAACCTGCCCCGTGACTTCAGTGTTTGATGATCA